GATACCACCAAACAGTACGATGGACGCAAATGAATTCAATGATATTTTGAAAGAAAATAGAGAAATGGTTCGCTCGGGTAAACAACCATTTTGGGGTGCTGACGATTTGGGTGTCTTAGCCGCATCCCAAGGACACAGAGGAGCGGAACATTTACGAAATATGAGAGTTATTACAGATGGGGGAAGAAGAGATTTCACAAGAACCGCTCCTGTTTTTGTAATATGGGATAGGTCAATGCTGGCTGTACAAGAGGCGAACAAATGAGAGCAATCAGCGCCCAAGAATCTCGAGAACTTTCTAAAAAAATTCGTACACTCACGCCTATTCAAAAAGTTGATTTTTATTATTTTACAATTATTGAAAAACAAGACCCGTTTGAATTTTTGAATCAATTAAAGGTAACTAAACACGGCGACCATGACCAGTCCACCCATGGGTCATGGGCGACTGGTCAATCAGATGAAGAGGGAATATCCCAAGAGACAGCCGCAAAGATTCAACAATTCACTCGAGATTGGGGTGGGTTATCCATCAAGATGACCGATGGTTCCCTTCCCGATAAGGGCTACATGGTCTCAAAACCTACCAAGTTCAGCCGCATAGTCCCTGCCAAAGACTTCTACGACCCGAAAGAAGGCTGGAAAATCCTGCGTGAGTACGAGCAAAAACACTCAGAAGATTTAGCCACGGGTAAAAACTATTTGGGAACTTGGGAACATGAGGGTAAAGTATTCCTAGATGTATCTCAAAACATCATGGATAGGGATGAAGCAGTAAGCCTTGGAAGGAATAACGACCAACTCAAAATATGGGATGTCGTAAACCAAAAAGAAATAGACACAGGAGGAACAGGTGGCGTCCAAAAAGGAAGTCAAAATGGTTCAATGGAAAGACACCTCGGGAATGACCGAGGAGGAGAAAGACGCTTACGCAAAAGAACTTTGGGAGAAAATGACTGGAATGAAAGTCGAAGAAGAACCAAAGTAATTTATTTTGACTACGGGTTAAAACCCGTTCTCAAGCATGAGGGCGGACCCGAGCATGACCAAGCCGACCATGGACTTTGGGCTAAAGGTTATACAGCAGAACAAAGTGAGCGAATTAAATCTATGAAGGATGTTGGTCCTTCCGCCGATGATATTAGAAATGCTCTAAAACCTTCAGAAGTAACATACGAAGAAATTGACATGTTGGTTAGAAATACAGGACCTTTATATCAAGCAATCACAGAAGATATTGATACGGAAGTCGCTGAAAGATTAGAGGCACTTCAAAATGAATTCCCTAATCATGAATACACCGAACAAGAAAAAAATGAAATCTTTGAGCGGGTAGAAAATGAAATGGTTTATAATTATATTGAAAATAATATTGATGATTTAGAGTCGCAAATTAGAGACGAAAGGGGGGACGAACGCCTTAGTACAGAGGAAATCACGATGCAGTTAGCAGATGTATTTGATATTGAGCATACTGGAATAGACCGAAATGGAAATCAAAGAACATTCTCCAGCAGAATTGGATATGGTGATGTTGTAGATGGCGGCATCCGAATTAGCGGAGATATTCTTGACGAAAATAATGAGGTCATTGGCGCAATCGAAAGAACCTTTTTTGAAAAAAATGGAGCATTATTGGTTGAGCATAATTTATTCGAGATTTACGATGAGGATAATCGAGGAACTGGCTTTGGTAAAGAATTGATACAACGGACTGAGGCATGGTATGTCGCTCAAGGCTTAGATGGGATTATTGTTTCAACTGGTCTTGAAGATGGCGCTCGACATTGGGCAAGAGCGGGATACGATTGGCGCTCGCCTGACCATGCTTTTACTGCGTTAGGAGCATTACTTGGTACCGCCGGCATAACATTTAAGGTGGATTCACCCGAAAGAAAAGAATTTGATGGCATTATGAGTCGAGCGCTCAATGGTTACAAAGTAGATGCGGATGGGGAAGTAACTTACGATAGTGTGAAATCAATGAAAGAAGATGGCTTTCCTTTACCTGCCGATTTCGCAAACATTGGATACAAAGAAGGTGATAAGAATTGGGCTGGTAAAAAATTGATGTATGGACAATTTTTCAAATACTCCAAAGCCTTGACCGCCGAAGGTATGAGAATTCTTGAAGGTCCAATTGACCATGATGGTGATGGAATGATTTATGATGGCACTCCCCGAGAAAAACCAGCACCTAGTAAAAAGAATTAAACTAGGGTATAATAAGACAATGACTACTAGACAAGAAAAACTTAAAGCCATTCAAAAGGCTTACGCCAATTGGCAAACGAATGTTAAATTTATTTCTGAGACTGGCGCCTCGGAAGAAGATGAATCAAAGATAATGGCTGAAATACAAACTATCCTTCAAGGAAATAAACCGCAGTCAGAATAACATCCGCTATTCTTAGTTCATGGCGGATATTGCTCCAAAATTAGTAGGGCTAAGTGCAGAAAAACTCATAGCCCTTCATAAGCGTGTTCATCTAAACGAACCCGATGCCGCCTCTATTGAAGTCCATCACACAATTCTCAATGAGATGGGTCGTCGAGGCATGGAACTTCCTGAAGATAATTGGAATCAATATGAGATTCTCGTCGATTCGCTGACAGATGTAGACCTGACCAACCTTTCAGGACTTCCTGCTGATACCGTCTTAGATGTCATCAAAACAACGGGCGATACAGTCGGAAATGTAAAAACTTTTTTTACCGCAACTGGTTATCAATTACGAGTCGAGCCAGTAGAAAAAACTATCAGGCAAGAGGGAGATGAATGGGTTGTCTATAACGAGGAAGGCACCCGCAAGTTTGGTTCTTATCAATCTAAAGAAGAAGCCGAAAAAAGGCTCAGACAGATTGAGTCTTTCAGTAAAGCCGATGACACATACACTCCACCTAAATCAGTTCGAGAAGCGGCGCAAAGAGCAATCACATGGATTGGCGACGGTTTCGCTGGACAAGGATTTACTTCAACAGGTCGAGTTCGTGCTGGTCAATTAGCAAGAGGCGAAGCAGTTTCAATCCAAACACTTAAACGAATGAAATCATTTTTCTCACGCCATGAGGTTGATAAGAAAGCGCGTGGATTCAATCGCGGTGAAGAGGGATTCCCCTCCGCCGGTCGAGTTGCGTGGGATGCGTGGGGTGGCGACGCAGGATTCGCGTGGGCTGAAGCAATGGTTTCTCGTTATGAGAACGCAGAAAAAGTTGAGAAGCATGGCGACCATGACCAAAGTTCTCATGGCGCTTGGGCTACGGGTCAAGGCTCACAAGAGGTTCGTGAACGCAGAGCAAAATCAGGAAAAGTTCCGGGCATGACAAGAGACGCCTCGGGTAATGTTTCCAATCCCGATGCCACAGGTGGACATAAAGCAAAAATTCCACGAGAAGTTTCTATTGGAAAAGATGCAAAAGGCAATGACATTATGATTGATGAGAGTCATTCAATGTGGCATCACATGGTTCCTGACGGTAAAGGCGGTTTTGAATTCTCTGAAGAACGCCAAGCGTTGCACGAACAAATTATTGATGAACTTGTATCAGGTGTTCCAAAATCAGAGAATCCAACTTTATACATGCTTGGAGGTGGACCCGCTTCAGGTAAAAGCACATTTCTTAATAGTGGCGCAACAGATGTCCCTTCAGGTTCATCAGCGGTACAGATAAATGCTGATACTATAAAAGAGAGACTTCCCGAATATGAGCGAATGGTTAAGGGACCTGACTCTGACTTTTTTAACGCCGCGCAATTCTCGCACGAAGAATCATCTATGCTTGCAAAAGAAGTCCAACGCCGAGCGATTGCTCTTGGTAAAGACATAGTTCTCGATGGAACAGGAGATTCAGCGATTGGAAAATTGGCAAGTAAAGTAGAACAGGCTCGCCAACAGGGTTATACAGTCAAGGCAACTTATGTCACGATTCCGACCGAGACGGCGGTAGAGAGAGCGAATCAACGCGCTCTTGGCTCTTCAGCCCGCTATGTTCCCTCGGAAATAGTAAGGGAGACACATAGAGCGGTTTCAGATACTTTTGATTTAGCATTAAAAGGCAATTTGTTTGATTCAGTAACCTTATGGGATAACACAACTAAAGGAGCGCCAAAACTTCTTGCTACTGGTAATACTAAAGGTTACGAAATCAAAGACCAAGCGGGGTATAAATCCTTCTTAGATAAGAGAGATGAAAAGAAATGATTGATGTAGAAACTATCAACGAGATGACTCGTATGGCGATTAAAGGTCTATCTTTCGAAGAAACAGGTCTTGATTCGAACCAAAAAGATTTCTATGACAGGCTCATGGTCGATATTGAAAAACATCCTGAGAAAGCGATGATTAGTCCCGTCAATGAATGGGCTGATGACAAATACGATGATTTCTTGGCGAAGTATGAAAAGACTAGAAAAAGTCGAGTCTTGAAAAAATTGGGCATTTATGAAATTTCCAAGGCGGAAGGCGAGCGCCGTTACACCCTAGGGGCTATGTACATTCCCAACATTGAAGATGCTCATGGTGAATGGACGGATGCAGATGAATTACAAAAGGCGGTTTGGGAATATGTTCGCAAAGATGACCGCCGTATCAGACTTCAACACAATAGAGATGTGATTGCAGGAGAATGGCTTGAAATCATGTCGTTTCCTTATTCGCTGACTGTTCCCATTAAATCTCCCGAGGGAGTTGAAAAAGAACACACTTATCCCGCACACACGGTTTTCTTGGGAGTAGTGTGGGAGCCTTGGGCATGGCAGATGGTCAAAGACGGAAAGATTCGCGGTTATTCCATCGGTGGCAAAGCCGAAAGATTATTTGTTGATATGGATGTAGAAAAAGGAGACCCAACCGTTAGCGATGTCCATGTTGATACAATTATGAATCCGAAAAAAAAGCCAAAGGGTAAAGATGAATAGTAGAGATAAGAAACTTCTCAATGAACTACGCAAAGGTCCCTTATCTCATCTTAATTTGAGAGAGTTCCGCATGATTGAGGATGCGGTCGAAGAAAATGGTATTGACGGTCTAAGCGGATACGCCGCTTCAATGATTGCCGATGCTAAACGCCGAATGGCTTTTGATATAAAAAAGTTTTTAGCAGAAAAAGCAAAAGATGTTAGCGTGGGCGATGTTGTTCTTTATGCAGTAAAAAAACCACCACAGGCGACAACTTACGCCACGGGTAAAGTCGTAAGCATTGCTCGCGAAGGAAAAGTCACCCTTGCAGGTACTCAGGAAGCAATCGAGGCAACAGACGATAAACCCGTAGCGACAATTCAGGTTTATGCAGAAACAGAAAATGGTTTAGAGGAAACAGATAGAAAAGTAGTCAAGCCGATTAGCGAACTTCGGCAGACCGATAAAAAAATTGAAAAATCCGTTGCCAGCACTTTGCGCGATAAAGTAAAAGAACATAATGAAAAAGTAGGCGACGATAAATCAAAGAGGACTTCGCTTTCCACTCTGCAAGAAGTTTACGACCGTGGAGTTGGCGCTTATCAAACAAATCCATCTTCCGTGCGCCCGAATGTAACAGGTAGAGAACAATGGGCTATGGGAAGGGTCAATGGATTTCTTCATGCTCTTTCTTCGGGCAGATTCAAACGCTCTCCTTATGACCAAGATTTATTACCCAAAGGTCATCGTTACGCATCCGACAATAAAAAAAAATTAGATAAACACGGCGACCATGACCAGTCCAGTCATGGAAGTTGGGATGACTCGGAAGGCGAATTCGAAGATAACGAAACACGCGATACTCGTCGCGCTGAAGATGATATGGATATTGTGCGTCCACCGAAAATCAAAACTCCAAACAAAGGTTGATATGCCAAGCATTATCGATGACACTATTCAAGTGTTGGAATTTATGAACCTCAAAGCATTTCCAGTTGAATCCCCAGTTGGTTATGCGTCAATCGCAGTCAATCTTCCTCATGATGCTCAGGCTTATTTCGTTTGGGCGAAAATTGATAAGGATGATTATGCCTTTAGATTGGCTCGCTTTTGGGCTAGTGACAATCCTTTTTCAATGATGGTTATGCCTGATTTAATTCAAGCCTTGGCTCAGACAAGGACAATGGCTAGGCGATAAAAAGGTAAGAATTACACTTATGGTATTCTTCATCTGTCAAGACCCGAGGTTAGTTTTTTAGCCCGATGCTGAAAAGCGACCTCTATTTTGTAAGGAGCGAAAGTTGGCTAAACCCCGTACTCGTAAAATGGTAAATCTTGCTATTGACGAGACCAGCGGTGTAGACCATCCCGCTCATTTACATGAGGGTTGGTTAGTTATTAAATCTGCCAATCAATCTGATGTTCAGAGGGTTCTCGACAAATCGCTAACCGAGGAGGACTCCAAAATGGAGGATACAAAACCCTTGGCAACTGAAGAAGAGAAGCCAGTCGAAAAGACTGTCGAGGAAGAACTCGCGGCGGCTAAAGCCCGTATCGCAGAACTCGAAGCCAAACTCGCCGAGAAGGAAAAAGAAAAGCCTGAATTGGAAGTTGAGATGGCGATGGGTGAGAAACCTTCTGACGAAGAAAAGAAGATGGACGAATATATGAAGTCCGCTCCTACATCAGTTGTCAAAATGATTACAGACCTCAAGACACAGGCTGAAGCCGCTACCGCAGAATTGCGGAAAGAGCGCGAAGCCCGTGCCGATGCGGTCGCCATCGAGAAGGCAAAGGGTTGGGCTAATCTCAATCTCAATGCCGACAAAGTAGGACCAGCGCTTCGTCGCTTGGCAGAAACAGATTCAGACCTAGCAAAGAGCATTGAAGAGGTTCTCTCTTCCGTAAACGCTCAGGCTGAATCAGCATCAATTTTTGCGGAGATAGGCAAATCCGCAGACTTCCCAACGGGCAATGCTTATGACCGTATGACGGCACTTGCAAAGTCGGCAGTCGAAGAGGGAGTAGCAAAGTCATTCGCGCAAGCATTGGCTGATGTTGCAACAAAAAACCCTGACCTTTACAGCCAGTACCTATCCGAGAAAGGTGCCTAAAACATGGCATACGAAATCTCTAATTACTCGGTAAAGGTCACCCTCGTTGCGGCGGCTGACCTTTCCGCGTTGCAGTACACATTCGTCAAATTGAACGCATCAGGACAAGCGGCGGCATGTTCCGCGGCAACTGATATTCCAATTGGCGTATTACAAAATGCTCCGACTTCAGGACAAGAGGCAGAAGTTCTTGTCGTGGGCGGAACAAAGATTGTCGCTGGTGCGGCAATTGGCGAAGGCGCACTTGTAGGAACATCTTCAGCGGGCAAGGCAGTTGCTCTTGTTGCTGGAACAGATACTACAAAGTATGTCGTTGGAACTCTTCTGACCGAATCTGCGGCAGATGGAAACATCGTTACCGCCGTCATTAACTGCGCCAATCCGGGCAGAGCGGCATAAGGGGGAAAAATAAATGCCACAGCCAAACATAAATTCCGTCCATGTGGACGCGATTCTTACAAACATCTCGGTTGCTTACTTACAGAACCAAGATAACTTTATCGCTGACAAGGTATTCCCTGTAATTCCTGTCGATAAGAAGAGCGATAAATACTTCACCTACACAAAGAACGATTGGTTCCGCGATGAGGCTCAACGCCGTGCGCCGGGTACTGAATCGGCTGGTGGCGGTTACAACATCTCGACTTCAACATATTCAGCAGATGTTTACGCTTTCCACAAAGATGTAGATGACCAAACTGTTGCTAACGCAGATGCTCCGTTGAATCCACTTCGCGAAGCAACTGAATTCGTAACTCGCCGTATGTTGCTCCGTAAGGAACTTCAGTTCGTAACTGACTTTTTCACCACAGGTGTTTGGGCAGACGATGTAACTGGTGTTGCTGGAGCGCCGGGAGCGAACCAAACAAAGCAATGGTCTGATTACACTTCCTCTGACCCAATCTCTGATATTGAATCAGGGAAAGCAGAAATCCTTTCGGGTACAGGAATGGAAGCAAACACACTCGTTCTTGGATACGAAGTATTCAAGGCGCTAAAGAATCACCCTGACTTGGTAGACCGTATCAAGTACACCTCTTCACAAACAATCACAACCGATATGCTCGGTGCGATGTTTGATATTCCTCGCGTCATGGTTGCTAAGGCAGTCAAGGCTACGAATAATGAAGGTGCAACCGAGGCTTACGGTTTTGCTTTCGGTAAGGGCGCTCTTCTTGCACATGTCGCACCACAGCCCGGTCTATTGACCCCTTCGGCTGGTTACACCTTCGCATGGACTGGTGTTTCAGGTGGACTTGGCGCAACAATTGGAACTTCACAATTCCGTATGGAATCCATAAAGTCTGACCGTGTTGAGGCAGAAATGGCTTGGGATAACAAAGTCATCGCATCCGACCTCGGTTACTTTTGGACAACAATCGTCGCTTAATTAGTTGAAAGGAGGGGGAACGGACCTTTGAAAGTCCTTCCCCCTTCATTCATTTAGGAGAAAATAAATGGCATTAGTAAATAGAATTTCTAAAGGCGAAGTTGCGGTAGGCGCTCTAGTTGTTGGCGATAACGATACTGTTTACGGTATCGAGTTCGGAACAGTAGCAATTGACCCTGCCTCACTTAACGCAAACACCCGCGGTGCGACTACCTTTACTTTGACTGGTGCGGCAACAACTGACATCATCATTGTGAATCCACCATCGGATTTGAACGATGATTTGATTTTCTGTGGAGCGGCTGTAACGGCGGCAGACACAGTAACAATCTATCTTTACAATCCAACAGCGGGTTCAATCAACCAAGCCGAAGCAACCTTCTCGTATTGCTGGATTGACACGACTGCATAATATGAAAGCACAAATTCTCAAAACGATGATAGTTGAAGGTCGCAAACTTGTGGCTGGAGACATTGTGGAGGTCAAAGGTTGGCGCCACGCAAAAGCGTTGGCGAATAATCGTTACATCAAATTGATTGACGATATGCCATCCCAATCGTTGAGTGAGGTAGCCGAAGAAGATAAAACAAAGGCTACAAAAAAAATAAAAAAAGAGGCTGAATAGTCAAAGGGACGATTCGGTAAAATGAATCGTCCCTGATTCAATAAGGAGTTCCTATGGCAGTTTCACATCAAAGAATTTCAGTCGGTACCACCGCGACCAAACTTACTGTTGATTATGATGGCAAAGATGGACAAACTATCAATGTCCAAAATCCAGCGGGCGGAGCAGATGTTTATATCGGTGGCGAAGGTGTGACCACCTCAAGTTATGGCTATCTTCTCAAGGCTGATACAAGTTTCTCTATTGAATTACAAGATGATGAAAAACTATATGGAGTCGTTGCTTCTAGTACACAGACAGTAAACATTATTCGTCAAGGAACCTGATAATGGCTTTGCCCGGTTCTTTATCAACTTGTACGGTTCAGGGTACCTATGTAAATCTGCAAGGTAATCCGATTCGTGGTTCTATAAATTTCACACCACAAACCATTCTAAAAGAGACCACGGCGAATGTAATTATTATTCCAGTTGTAATTCAAAAAACCTTTGATGCTACTGGTTCCTTCAGCGTAGTTCTACCCGTTACAAGCGATACTGATGTTACTCCTCAACCTTTTATTTATACGATTGAGGAAAACTTTACAGGCGGACGAACTATTCAGATTGCTCTTCCATTATCGGTGGCAGGTACTACACAGAATCTTGCGGATTTACTTCCTGCCCTATCTTCAGCAGAGGCGGCTTCCTATGTCACCCTTGACCAATATCAGGCTCTCTTGACTCGATATAACGATGCTGAATCAATTAGAGTCTTGGTTGTAGATGCTGATGAATATGTTGAAGATGCCGAGGATTATGCAAGCGACGCGGCGCTCGCCGCAAGTCAAATTGGTAATTTTAATTCTAATCAAATGATGTTGATGGGAGTCTAAATGGCTGAACCCTATGTACCCATTGCCGAGCATACAACTTATGCGGCGCTTATGACGGAACTTGAAGTAGCCACCGAAGCCGCGGAATCAAATACAGATGATTTAGATACCGCAGTTGATAATGCTCTTACACATAAAAACACCGCTGAAGGTTTAGTTGATTCTAAGTTCTCTCTTTTATTTTTGGTAGGTTGCTAAATGGCTCTTGGCGCTTCAATAAACACCGTCACGATTACTGGCAACTATGTCGATTATGAAGGTAACGCAATACAAGGACAAATTAGATTTACTCTTGGCGATGTTTTAAGGGCAGGTTCAGATGACCAAATGGTTGCGCCATCCTCAGTCGTAATTGCTCTTTCTTCGGGCGCCTTTAGCGTGACATTACCTGCGACCAATGACCCCGATGTAGTGCCTAATCCATTTACTTATTCCGTAGAAGAATCTTTTCCGGGTGGAAGAAATTACACAATCTCAATTCCTTATGACACCGCAGGTTCTTTAGATTTAGCCGATATAAGCCCAACGCCAACCCTTTCAACAAACTATGTCCAGTTGGTCGATGAAACCACATGGAGCGCTCTTGAGGCTACCATCGACACTCTTGATACAAATATAAATCAAACCACAGATAAAATTCTTGCTTCAGGAAAGTATTGGTACATACCAAGTACCTATGCAACATACACGGCACTCGATACCGCTTTCGCAACTTATACGGCTCTCACAGCCGCAACTTATAGTTTAGATGGCGCAGATATAGCAGATTTCGTAACACAAGCCGAAACCGCCGAAGCCAACGCCGAGGCAAGTAAAAACACAGCCCAATCAAGTGATGCTGATACAATCAGCCCATTACTTCTAATCGGAGGATAACCGCATGGCAACAGCCTATAAAGTGTTGGGTCAATCAAACCCATCCGCCACAACGCTTACAACCCTCTATACCTGCCCCGCCTCGACAGAAACGGTTATCTCTTCTATTGTCGTAAGCAATCAGGCTGGTACAAGCGTGACTTATCGAATTGCAGTTCGCCCGAATGGTGCGAGCATTGCAACCGAACACTACTTGGTATATGACGCTTCAATCGCGGCTAATACCACCATCGCTTACACCCTAGGTGTAACAATCGACGCTTC